CACCATAGTAAACGCCCCCAACAGGGGCATCTCCGCCACCATTTGTACAAATTCTTGCGACAAAGAGTTGATATGGGACGGGAACCAGCGTTGGAATGCTGGTTATAGGGCTGCCGTTGTATCCACAACTAAACAGCGTCGCATTGTGATCTTCTCCTGGGAGGAGGTCCAACGTAGGATCAATGAATTCAATGTCATATTCGACCCAAGCTTGGTAAATGACCGAGCCAGCACTCAACGACGAAGTTGGGCTAATCGTGGTCGAAATCATAACGTTGAGAATTGCAAAGAATTGAGTACGCGGATCGCCTTGACCAACATTGAGCTGGTAAAGCTTTGGATCCGATGGCAACTCACAAACAATTTCCTCCCAAACGGAAGACTGCTCCGCACCCTTGTGCGACATCGCGGCAGAAACCGCAGATTCCGAACTAGTGTTCGGGAGCTGAGTACAATCCGTATTGAAGAATGCAATCACACTTCCACCAGAAGTGGTGGGCAGAGTAGGCTTAAAGCGCACGCAAAAGCGATGCACTTTATAGCGCTGCCAGAGAAATGACTCCCTGGCCAGACGAGTCAACGTCAAATTGCGAGGATTGAGCGGCATCGCAAGAAGCGATGCGCCAATTGCATTGCAATCAGTCCCGGCTTTAAACGAGACATACTGAAGTAGATCACTTCCAGTAAAATGTTTACTTTTCATTGACTGCGCACCACCAAGTCTGAGCTTTCGCCCAACGTTCACTGGGGCCGCGCGGCGGGATTCTTGAATCTGCATTTTAGCAGAATGGGCAGCCGCTCTCGCGGCAGTACGAGGATTGTTCTTCCTCGCATTTTTCAAGTTTACCTTCTTCTGCTGTTTTTGGTTTTTCGGACCGATAAACGCAGCCTTCTTCTTTCCTGCCTTTTTCGCCATCTCTGTTCTGCCCAGGATAACCGGCTGACCGGGCCGACTCAACGAACATATGCATCATTCTTATATCCCAAAGAGTTCTCCATTCATAGAACTGCGGATAAGTTTCACCGCGAAGGAATAAGAGCATATTGCGAATCTTATTGTCATACCAACACTCAGCTAAGAGCGCGTCTATGACTTGCGCCATTTCGTCATCATCCTTGGTACAGTACAGAAGATTGGCGAGTGCACGTTTCGGTTCGAGGGTAAATTGTGCAGCACCACCGACGAACACGAGTCGACAACCTAGGAATTTCTGACCTTCCAATTCGG